CGGAATCGGGTTTAGTAGCGCAAGAAAAGAAATGGGAACTTGGTACTGTGTAGATCATGTGCCAGATAATTTTTGGAGAATTAAAAATGGCAAGAGCGAGTAAACTTTTAATCGACGCGGCAATGATTGTAGATGGTGCAAGGCAATCTGAATATGGAAAGCCACAGGAAAGTTTCGAGAAGTTAGCTGCGTTGTGGTCAGCTTACACCAGTATAGATATATCGCCACACGATGCCTGTGTGATGATGAGCCTTTTAAAAGTTTCGAGACTGGCGTACAAACCAGATGAAGACAGCTCGATGGATGGTGCGGCATATCTTGCCCTAGCCTCCGAGGTTAGCTCAGAGTGATATCAACCGCCTTAATTTGATATCATGTGTTTCTCCCTAAGACACTGAGCTGAACTGGCCTCCACTTGATTAATTTTGGGTGGAGGTCTTTTTTTTACTTATTTTACATTTAGCACTTGTATATGCTAGTCTTTGCTATTATGTGTTATATATCAACAGGGAGAAATAAAATGGGTTACGTTAATATAAAAGGTTCTGAGGTTTCACCAAAGTTTAAATTTGAGAGAGCAACAGATGGTGCATCTGGAGAGTGGGCAACTCATTTCCCAGCATGGGATATAAAGTATACTTGGAATGGTTGCGATTATGAGAATGTTGGAGTTGTGACTGCATTTACAGGTGATGGAGTGAAAGCCACAATAGAAGGTTATGAAACAGTATCAGGAACAGATCCTTTTACAGTTTTTGAAGAGGCAGTAAAAGAAGCTGAAGATTTTGATATAGAAGATTTTAGACGATAATTAATCAGGGGAGCCTCGCGCTCCCCACAAAAAAGGGAGAAATAAAATGCACCTATCAGAGCAAGAGAGAAAAGAAATAAAGATTGAAACTATTTTAAGTTTAGTAGATGAAACTGGCACTGAATTTAGTGCAAGGGCGGCACTTATATCCTGCCTTAATTGGATGGACTCTTATGAAATAAGCCAAATGTTAAGAACAACAAATCTCAGAACAGGAGAAATAAAATGAAATTCTTAGTGAAGTGGTTGGAAGGTTACGGAGATGCAAAGCCAGAGGTTGTTGCATTAGATGAAATCAAAGAATCTGATGCGTGGGATCTTACCGATGACGTTATCGATAACTTGTCGAGCCTAGAAGTCGGGCATGAATACTTTCATTATGAACTCGGAAGTACACTTAATTTTATTAAATTATAAAGGGAGAAAATAAAACAAAATCAGCCTCACTTCAGTGGGGCTTTTTTTTTGTAAAATAATGTGTATATTAAAAGTACGGTTAACCACTGAGAAAAGGTTTAAAGGATGAGCGACGAAAAAAGAAAAGTAGGCAGACCAAGATTTGAGATAACTCCAGAAGTCTGTGAGAAGGTGGAGAACCTTTCAGCCCAAGGTTTAACAGTCGATCAAATAGCTCTTGTATTGGGTGTAAGTCACTGGACAATTTATGAAAGACAGAACGAATTTCCTGAGTTTTCTGATGCGCTAAAAAGGGGGCGTGGCAAGGGCGTTGCCAATGTGACTAACGCATTATACACAAAGGCAGTGGATGGAGATAACACTGCCATGATCTTCTACCTGAAGAACCGAGCAGGTTGGGTGGACAAACAGGAAGTCCAGTCAACTGTTGAGCAGAGACATATCATAGATTTAACTAGGATTCCAAATGACCAACTTGAACAGCTTGAAAATGCATTTAAGCAATCTGACCTTGGAGCAAGTGAGGGCGGAGAAGTATCGGAGATCATTGAGGGAGTTTACGAAGGCTAGTTGGCCGTCTATCGAGCCTGCTCAACCTTTCATAAACAACTGGCATATCGATGCAATCTCTGATCACCTACAGGCTGTTGTGGAAGGTGATATCAAACGTCTGATTATAAATGTTCCCCCAAGACACATGAAATCTATTTCTGTGGCCGTGGCACTGCCTGCTTGGACTTGGACGAAGCAACCTGACAAAAAATTCCTTTATGCCTCTTACGCAAGCTCTCTGTCGGTCAGGGATAGCGTTAAGTGTCGTAGGTTGATCGACAGTAACTGGTATCAAGATCATTTTGGCGATGCATTTGATTTAACCTCTGACCAAAACCAAAAGCAACGCTTTGAGAACGATAAGACTGGTGCGAGGATTGCAACATCGGTTGACGGGGCGTTAACTGGTGAGGGTGGTGATATAATTATCATTGATGACCCACATAATGTGAGGGAGAGTGATTCTTCGCTTGTCAGGCAGGGTGTACTGGACTGGTGGGATCAGGCGATGCAAACCAGACTGAACGACCCCAGAACTGGTGCATTTATTATTATCATGCAGAGAGTACATGAGAATGACTTAGCAGGTCACATTTTAGCTAACGACCTTGGCCAAGAATGGGATCACTTATGTTTGCCTGCTCGATATGAGATAGGCCACCCAACGCCAACGATATCAACACTAGGCTTTGCTGATCCCAGAACTAAAGAGGGAGAATTACTCTGGCCAGAGAGAGTAGATAAGAAAACACTAGACAGTCTAGAGAAATCACTTGGAAGTTACGCAAGTGCAGGTCAGCTACAGCAGAGGCCATCCCCGAAGGGTGGTGGAATCTTAAAGGCCAAGTGGTGGGTTCCTTGGGAGAGCCAAGACTTGCCGTCGAACATCGAGTACGTCATTCAGAGTTACGATACTGCATTCAGCACTAAGGAAACCGCAGACTACTCAGCTAGGACAACGTGGGGCGTGTTTAGACATGACGGCATGATGAACATCATGGTTCTTGATATGTGGTACGACAGGGTCAGCTATCCTGACCTAAGACGCATTGCCCAAGATTCATATGAGGAGTGGGAGCCTGACGCAGTGTTGATCGAGAAGAAGGCTTCAGGTCAATCTTTATTACAAGATTTACGCATGGCAGGAATACCTGTATTGGAATATTTACCTGACCGTGATAAGCAAGCCAGAGCGCACGCAAGTTCCGCATTGTTAGAAGATGGAAGAATCTACTATCCTTTTGACAAGAAGTGGGCTAAAGATTTAATTGACATTTGTTCAGCATTTCCTGCTGGAGATAATGACGACATAGTTGACACATGTACTCAAGCATGGCTAAGATTGAGAAAAGGTTGGTTTGTCAGCCACACTAACGATTACGAAGATGACGAATTTGTTGAAACAAGGAGGATGACTCTGTATGGCTAGGTCACCAATTTCACTCACTGAAAAGTTAGCACCATTTGCGGAAGCGACTCCAGCGGATAATTTCCAAGTTGAAGAAATATCAGACGAAGAGGTTCTGGTCGGAGATCCAGAATTAGACGATGGCATGATGGATGAGCCTGAGAATGAATTTGATTCCAATCTAGTAGAATCAATTGATGCTCAAGATTTATCCAGAAAAGGTCAGACGCTTATTTCTTATTATGAATCAGATAAGGAATCTCGATCTGAATGGGAAGAGCGATACAAAGATGGATTGAAGACTGTTGACCCTGACGGTGGCATGGATGAATCAGAAGATGAACGTGCGGCCCGTGGTTTATCTACAGTAGTCCACCCGATGATAGCTGAGGCGGCAACACAGTTTAACGCTAGAGCAATTGCAGAGCTATACCCATCTGGAGGCCCAGTAAAAACTGTTATTGTTGGCGATCCGAATCAAGAGCTAGAAGACCAGTCAAGACGTGTCAGAGAATTTATGAATTACCAGATTACTCAGGAGATGCCTGAGTATTTCCCAGACTTAGACCAAATGCTATTCCACCTGCCTTTGGTTGGTCAGACCTTCAAAAAGGTTTGGTGGGATGCGAATATGGGAAGGCAGTGCGCTCAGTTTGTAAAGGCTGAAGACTTTGTTGTAGCTCCAGAGAGCAGAGACTTGTATACATCACCAAGGTATACTCAGGTTATTAGAATACCGAAGAATGATTACAACCGCTACGTTCAGTCTGGCTATTATCTTCCTGTTGAGTTTCACGGGAATGACATAGATCCATCTGGCGATACGATAGGCGAGATCGAGGGCATTGATCAGTACGGTGATACTCAGCAAGATGAAGTTGTTACATTGCTGGAAATGCATGTCTACGAGAAGTTTGACGGTGTTAGTGATTACGAGGACGACGACGAGGCTGACGAGAATTTAGTACACTTCCCATATGTCGTCACGATTGATTATGATAATCAGTCGATTGTCAGTGTCAGGAGAAACTGGAGAGAAGACGACGAACGCAAACTTAGGAGAGATTGGTTTGTCTCTTACAAGTTCTTACCAGGATTAGGCTTTATGGGTTTTGGCCTGTACCACTTAATTGGTGGATTAGGAAAAGCGGCAACTGGCTCATTGAGGGCGTTACTAGATTCAGCGGCATTCGCAAATATGCAAGGTGGATTTAAGTTAAGAGGTCGAGTTTCAGGTGGCGAAGTTCAGGTTAATCCTGGCGAGTTCGTAGACTTAGACGCAACGGTTGACGATGTTAATAAAGCAATTATGCCATTGCCATTTAAGGAGCCAAGTCAGTCGCTCTTTAATTTGCTTGGATTTATTGTTCAGGCAGGACAGCGATTTGCTAGTACGGCTGATTTAAATGTTGGGGATGTAAACCCAAATGCGCCTGTTGGTTCGACGCTGGCTTTGATAGAGCAAGGTAGTAAGGCTTTTTCAGCCATTCACAAGAGGTTGCATTACGCTCAAGGTCAAGAGTTCAAATTACTTGCGGCACTTAACGCAGAGAACCTTCCTGAGTCGTTTACATTTTCGTTATCAGGCAGAAGCGAACAGATTTTCGCGGCTGACTTTAACGATCGCATTGACATCCTCCCTGTCAGTGACCCCAACATATTTTCAACTGCTCAGAGGATTGCTCAGGCTCAGGCTATTTTACAGATGGCTCAGTCAGCACCTCAGTTCCATAATTTATATAATGCGTATAAGCGGATGTATGAGGCGATACGCATACCCAACATTGACGAGATACTGAAGAAACCTGAAGAGGCTGTTCAGATGGATCCGATTGATGAGAATATGTCAGTTATGTATGGCAAGCCAATTCGTGCGTTTCCTGAGCAAGACCATGATTCTCACATTGCTGTCCATATACAGTTTATGCAAGATCCATCTCTGGGCGGCAATCCAGGAGCGGCTCCGATGCAACCTGTGTTAGTTGCTCACATTGCAGAGCATATTGCGTTACTTTACAGAGTTCGTATGGAGGCTGGTATTGGCATGGAAATGCCGCCAATGCCTGACTTTAAAGATCCAGACTTTACATTTGATGATGTGAACCCTGAATTAGACAGGTTAATTAGCCAGAGGGCGGCTCAAGTTGTACAGGCATCGCCTCAAATGCAACCAATTCCTGCTTTACAGGCGGCTATGCAACAAGGTCAGCAACAGGGTGATCCACTGCAATACGCACAACAGCTTGCACAATTAGAGACTGAGGCATTAAAAGCTAGAACTCAATCGCAGATACAAGCAGATCAGGCTAAAGCGCAATCAAATATCCAGATTAAACAGGCAGAAGCACAACAGAAAATGCAAATCGAGCAGGTTAAGGCTCAGGCTGACCTACAGGCCAAGGTAGCGAAGTTGGAGACTGAATTACAGTTAGAACGTGAGAAAAACGCGGCTGAGATTCAGTTAGAGCGAGAGAAGAATGCGGCAGAGCTACAGATGGAGGCAATGAAGAACAATGGCATATGATATGTTGGCCTCTATAGCACCGATTAATCCACAGGCATTTGGCCCTATTGTACAGCAGGGTCAGCCTCCACAGGGCGGAAGGCCACAAGGCCAACCTCCACAGCAAGGTGGAGATGTAATGACGCAGTATTTAATGAATAAAGTCGCTGAGATTAGAGGCGACAGAGGTCAGGGCGCATTAGGAGGCGTTATGGCATCTATGGCTCAACCGCAAGTAAGAAGAGGATAGTTTTATGTGTTTTGGTGGTAAAGGTGGTGGTGGACATCAAGGTGGCGGATCAAGTCAAGAAGATG